ATCCCGACAGTCTCATTCGCCAGAGCCTGCACCGCGTCGATTTGAAACACTCCAGAGCGGTCGGCATAGGTCCACGTCTGCCGGTTATAGGCACAGATGGTGGTCCCGTCGCTCTGAGTGAAGCGGACGCTATGAGCGTTGGACTCGATTGTGTTCCAGAAGTGATCCCAGTGGACTGGAATTGTGACCTCGCCGTCGATGGTCGTGCCGCTTCCCGCGTTGTTGTCCAGCGCGATAGCTGCTCTGTACTTCCAGTTCTTGTCATACCAGGTCATGTCCCCGTCCCCGCGTCCTGCCGATACCTGACGCTAACAATGAGAGCAGCAATGCCCGTCATTGGCAAGTCCAAGTCTGCCCCTCGAAACGTCCGACCGCTGATCTCAATATCATCACAGAGCACCGTGCCGCCATTGCCCAGGCTCCTATCTGACTCTAAGCACTTCATGACATCGCTTTGAAAGTCAAGAGAGCGGAGCATCAGCTCACCGGGGCTGTCATTGGTGGCATTGACGAAGCCGATAACATTGACTGTCATAGTGCGGTCGTACTGCGTCAGGACTGTGATGCCTGGCTCTTGGACCGTATCTACTCCGCCCACAAAGACATAGGCACACGGCAGTCTGATCGGGTTGAATTGATCGCCTATGATGACCTGATCGTCACCGCTTAGATCATAAGTGTAGCCGCCTGTCGAGCCGTTAATGCCTTGCAGATTGTCTACGATCTGATTGACGATATTCCTCTCCCTGCTCATCCGAACCACTTGCCTGACGAAGGCCCTTTGCCCAATACGCTGGAGTGGAAGATCTTGCCGAAGTCCTTGCCAATTTGCTCACGCAGATAGTCCATCGCTGGAGAGATGTACGGGCGAGCAGGAATGCCTTGATACCCAAACTCGTGAACAGCTGCATATCTTACCTGAGCGTCATCGCCGGCCCGGCCCAGCACTCCGAGCTGAGAGCCACTCGTCAAAGCCTCGAATCGAATGCTCTGCTTGAGATGCCCGGTGACGACTCCGAGACCGTTCCTTCCGTAGTTCTTTTGGGCATACCCTTGACCAGATAAGGCCATGGCCTTCAGGAGTCTGTGGATGTTCTGCCGAAGTCCGCCGTTGGCCGCCTTTGTGACGTTATCTGCGAACTGCTTGAGAGTCATATCAGCCAAGCCAGCCCCCAATCTGACCGCCCAGACGGTAAGGGGACAGAGCTTGCTTGACTTCTGGCAGCAGCGACAAGGGAGCCACGTCGATGGTCGATGTGTTCTGAGTGATCTTGCTCTTGCCTATCGTGTCCCTGTTCATGTACCAGTGATTGACCTGGATACCGCAGGCGTGGACGATAGCGTCTGGTATCGCAGTGAATCCCGCAGTGTAGACCACCTTGACCGAGCGATATCCTGTCGAGAATGAGCCTTGATCTGAATCCGTCTTCAGCAGCAAGAGCCCCTCGTCGGTGAATAGCTCATAGTCAGAAGAGGCCACGAGAGAGTCGCTGCCGTACTCCCTGTTTACATCGACATGAACGCTCGTGATCGTGTTCGCTGGCGCTACTCGAAGCTGTAAACGGTCAGAGCCGTCGCCGTCAAAGTAGTGCGTATAAGTGTTGTTCTCGAAGGTCGAGAGATTCGATGCGGTCGGAAAGCCGCAATAGGAGGAGCCGACTCTATCAAAGCGCAGAATGAACGAGTTCAACAGCGTGTCTTCGCTGGTCCCCGTCAAGGCTCTGATGTATGCGCGCACATTCGCTGCGGTCGCAATTGCCATCTTTGCACTCCTCTCTTGAATTGAGCGGATTGAGAATCGCCCGATGCATGGCAGCTGACTGAGGACTACCACACATCGGACGACAGATGCCCGCTCTCACCGCCCGGCTTGAGCGAGCACCCAGCCCCATTAGCTGACGATCTGCTTGAAGCTCAAGCTGATCCATCCCTTCACAGCTACACCAGAGGACGCCTTGTTCACATCTACATGAACCACATCCCCAGCTCCAAACTCCAACGAAGAACCGCCAGCAGCAAGAACAGCCATAGCGAAGGCGGTGCCTGTGGTCAGGTTACCCGTGTCGCCGGTTGTGGTGGCCTCACTCACCAAAGTGGTAGAGCCTTGCTTGATCGCAATCGTCGCATAGTTTGTGTCATGCGCTGTCACGTCCGCTGAAGGAGTCAGGTAAGCCTTGTCGAGCTTCCACTCGCCAGCGTGCGGGATGGCGATGTAATGATCCTCGGTAGAGCCTGCAGTCCCCTGCGAAAGCTCAACCTGCAGAATGCACTTGTCTTGAATTCCCATTGTTAGTCTCCGTTAGCCTACTGGGCCAAGTTGTATGCGAAGTGAACGTCCTTAGTGGACGATCCGCCGAGAGGCTTGAACTGACCACGCCAGCTACAGACGACATGCGTGATTCCGCGAGTTGCATCCCGCTGAAGCTCAACACGGCGACCGCGACGAGTGTACATCTTGAAGCGAGAAGCATTCAGGATGAGAGCACCGGTCTTGGTGGTGGTGGTTCCGTCATAGTTTCCGCTGGCGTTGAGGTCAGCAGTCACGAAGTCAGAGAGCACAACGCGAGCACCGCCCAGACGTGCAATCTCACCCTGCATCACCGAAGCTCCGGGTCCGTAGGTTTCGAGAGTCGCCACCTGAGTGAGGCCAGCCACGTTAGCGAAATAGGCCTCTGGGCTCATGAGTGCGATCAGTTCGCCCTCTGTGCCACCAAGGCCACGCGGTGCTGCCAGCTTGCCGATATCCGTGAGGAAGGTGGCATAGCTGAAGGTTGAACGGTCGGTCGTGTTGCTGACATCGTTGGCGCGGGCACGAAGGCCGATCCAAGCCTTGCGATGGTCAATGCTTCCACCTGAGGAAGATCCCCAGAGGCCGCGAGCATCCCAAGAGGCATAGCTATCAGCAGGGCTGGCAGCTGTGTCGCCGTTCACAATGCAGTCGTCGATACCATAGGACAGGGCGCGAACGGCCTCATCCCGAAGCATCGGCAGCATGTCGAAGATGGCGTCCTCAGAAGCATCATCATCGACGACGACCCGAACAGCCAGTCCCTTCGGTGCGATGGTGCGCTCTGCGGTCGTCAAGCTGGAAGGCTCGAACTGTGCAGGATTGTCACTGGTGACTGTGCCCTTGAGGTATGGACGAAGACCAGCAGACACGATCGGCAGAGTCTGAGAGTTGCTGCTGACTGCGATCTCTTGGAAGAGGCTCATCACGTCTGCACGGACAACGACCTCACGCTCAAGCATCGGGAGGACGGGTGCAGGAATAAACTGCCCACCGCTTCCGGCCTGAGAGTCAAAGGCGCGCTGGATGTTCTCAGGCGCCTGACGAATCAGGTGCTTGATACGAGCAGCGGCCTTCTGAGGCACCTGCCCACCCATTGCGGTCTGGATCAAGTTGAAGTCTTCGCATGCCTTCTGGAATTCGCCTTGCCACTCGTTGCGAGTGTCGTCGTCCAGTAGGCCCTTGAGGTATACGCCTTCACGATTCTCGGCACCAGTCCAGCGGATGCCCTTCTCGGTGACGTATCGGCCAAGCTCTGAATCGTGAGTGCCTGGCTTGATGGCTGCCGCCCGTGCTTCGACGAGAGACTTCTGTGCAGCCTTAAGGTCTGCGGCCATGGCTTCAACGTCAGCGCGAAGGCTTCCATTCTCATCGCGTAGCTCTCGGGCTGCACGATGGACCTCAGTTAGAACCCGCTTCGCCTGTTCCGGCGTCGACAGGTCGGGAGTGTCCTGCTTGATGTCCATAGTGTTCTCCTGGCTATGGATGTTGGTTAGTGGGCTATTGCCCGAAAATCGAGTTTAGAGGGTGTGTACCGAAGACTCCAAGCATCGCGCGCTCTTCAGCCCCTTCAGGCTCCTCAGGCGCTTGCTCGTCTTCCATTGCCTTAGCATATGTCACGACATATGTGGAGTCGGTTTCCTCCATGGCAACGATGTGCTTCAGTTCTGCGCCTTGGTGAGAGCGAATTGCGAGAGCGTCCTGGTGCGCGGGAATCGGCACAGCTGATATCTCAAGAAGCTCCGGCTCTTTGTACAGGTTGCCGCTATCGGCTCGGTACGGGCTGTCCTCTGGAAGCGTTGCACGTGGAACGACCTCACCGGGCGCAAAGCCTACGCTAACAGCGCTCATGAAGCCGCGCCTAAACTGGCTGGCGACTGTTCGACCAAGAGGATTCTCTGGGCTCTCATCCCACTCAATGCTCGCGACAAGGAGCCCATTGACGACTTCGAGGTTCCGTACCTTGCCGACTGGTGGCCGGGTGTAATCGTGAGCGAACGGCACGACAGGGTTGGACATGAAGCGCTTGAGATTCCAAGTGGGCTCGACGATGTCGTTGTAGCGGTCAGGTGTGGGAGCAGATGCTACGACTATGGTGAGTCCTTTGTCTTCCTCTTCTTCGCCCTTCTCATCCCACTCGGCAAGAGTCATCTCTTCCTCTTCCTCGTCTGCTGCTGATTCGTCCTCGCTGGCTCGGAGTCGGATGTTGTCGTCGATGTTGATCTTTCGGATCACGTCCTGCTTGGTCATTACCATTCCCTCGGATTGTCTTTGTCTGTTCGTCGCTCCGATTCCTTCTCTGCTTCTTCCCGGTCGATGAAGGGCACCAGATTGCAGCGGCAGTTCACATCAAAGGACGCGGCCTCGCTGGCTGCTGGCTGCTCCACGCTCATCACCTGGGTGTTGCCGTCTTTGTCCACATATGCAGCCTCGAAGGACTCCTCAGAGTCGACCACAGTGCCGTCGAGCGCTGCGTGGGAATCTCTTACCAGATCGTCCCCAGCTGTGTCCCACATCTTGTAGACCGTGATGCCCATGTCCCTGGCCTCACCCATGCCGGCAAGTGAGGAGGCATTCGTCAATCGTGTGGCTTCAGTCCTGGCGATTCTGCGTGACCGAGCACGACCGAAGAGGCCGCGAGAGTCTTCGTCTAAGATCTTGGCCACATCATAGACTGGCAGGCCTTGAGCCAGACCGGCTCTGACGATCTCTCTGGTTCCCTTGATGGTGGTCTTCGTCAGCTGCTCAGACATGCGGGCTATCTGCTGATCGATAAATTGCTTCTTCCTAACTGGATTCCACGCGAGGCCCTTGACCCCCATCTGCTTGGCAGTGGTAGCAAAGGCGGCAGCAGCCACCATCCGAGTCATTGGCTTGGCTGTCTTCTTCAGAAGAGCGACCTCTCCAAGCTCATCCATTATCTCGTCGATGTCTTTCTCTGTCAGCGCGCGAGTGACTACTCCTCCAGACTCCAAAGCCTTCTGATTTCCTTTGGCCTTGAGGCGGCGAATGATTCTGCGCTTCTGGGCTGCCAAGAACTTAGACATCCGTGCTCGGACGAGCCGCTCAGCTGGACCGTGGAGCCTGCTGATGTAGCTGCGCCAGACCGCCAGGCGCTCTTCGCGAGTCTCGGGTATCGGG